TAATAAAAAAATTAAAAACGATTTTGCTGTTACAGGTGAGGCGTGTGATTTAAATGGAAAAGTAGGTGAAATAGGTGCATTAAAGACGAAAATTATATATGGTATTAAGTCTGGTGTAAAAAATTTTATCTACCCAAGTGAAAATCAAAAAGATTTTAATGAGTTTTTTGAAAAGTATGGTAATACAGATTTAGTGAAAGATAAAAATATACATTTTTATCCAGTAACTAATATTCTAGAAGCAATTAAATTAGTTATAGAAGAATAGTAATTTTTTTAGTGTTTATTTTAATATTTTAATAATTTTATATTATAATATGATGAATCAATTTCAAAATAGTGTAGATTTTAATAAAGGAGAAAAAAAGGCAGAAAATATTCTATTGTATTATGTGGGTTTTTTTTGCTTTTATTCACCTATTCTATTGGCTACTGGGATGGCCTCCCTATCTTTTGTTTTTCAAAATTTTAAAGGGTTTATATTGTTAGGGTTCTTCTTAGCTATGCTATTTTTAAGAGTTTTTATTTATAAGTTGAACGGTGCAACATTAACTAAAGATGATAACACAATATGTACAGGTGTAAAATATTTTAATTACGGAGATTCAACCTTAAGTGCATTTGCTTTTGCTTTTATTATCATGTATATATCTATTCCAATGTTTAGTAATGGAAGTGTAAACTATTGGATATTTAGCGGCTTAATTGTATATTTTTTAACAGATATATTTATTAAAATTTATAAAGAATGTATATTGAATATGAGTGAGTTATTTTTAAATATTTTGGCTGGATTAGCATCGTCTGCGATTATAGTAACACTAATGTATGCAGGTGGTTCAAGTAAACATTTATTTTTTAATGAAATACAAAGTAATAAAGAAATATGTTCAATGCCTAAAAATCAAACATTTAAATGCAATGTTTATAAAAATGGTGAATTGATTGGTAATTTATAAATTACTATTTGTTGTAGCATTGGATGTATTTTCATTTGTGTTGTTACTATTATTAGACTCAACAGGTTTTTTAGTAGGTTTAAAATATTTGTAATGTTTAATTAACCAGGTTTTTAATTCACTTACTAAAAGTTTCCTTTGAAACGATTCTGCAATTAAATTCATATTTCCTTTTGTATGATAAACACTTACAAAATGATTAAATGTAGAACCCACATTATATCTTTTGTATTTTTCAAGGTTATCATGATTAAATAATGTTTTCCTTTTTCTTTTATTTACAGTGTTATGAAATACATACAACATATTTTTGAAATCATTTTTAGTTACAATTTTGTTTATATTAACCTTCGCTAAAAAATGAATTGCGTGGTGAGAACAATCGGGACAAGGTAAATAATTGCATATTCTTTTAATAAAAGAAAATAAACTGAATTTTATATTTAAAAACCCTTCTTCGTTTATATTTTCTGCTAGTGTATGAAAAAATGTCCATACAGGTGGTCCCCAAATTTCAGGCGGCGACATAATATATCTGTAAATAAAAAAAATATAAAGATAAATCTTATAGATTATTATGAAATATAACATAGAAAATAATATAGATTTTTATAAAGAATTGTATAGTTCTTTATATGAAGAAGATATTAAAACAAATAATGATGTTGTTGATGATAACAGTGAGTTATGTTTAATATCAAATTTACCTTTAAAAGATAATTTCGTTCAATTAAAATGTGGACATAAATTTAATTATGAACCTTTGTATAAAGATATTTATAATCATAAAAAAAGATTTAATAATTTAGAACAAAGTAAGAATAAATTAGGATTGCAGCAAATACGTTGTCCTTATTGTAGAAATATTCAAAACGAATTATTACCTTACTATGAACATTTAGGATTGCCAAAAGAGATTGGTGTTAATTATTATGATCCAAATAATGTTAATGGTGTTTCTTATAATTATATTAAGCCTGAAAACCAATGTCAATATCAAATAATTACAACAGATAGTTCTGGTAATTCACACACATATCCATGCCATCATTTTGGATATATCCATTACAATTTAAAAACTAAGTATAATAATGAAACCAAATATTGTTATACTCATAAAGTAGCTGTTGTAAAAAGTATTAAAGAAGCTTTAAAAGAAAAGAATAAGGCTATTAAAATAGAGGAAAAGAATAAAAAATTAGAGGAAAAAATGAAAATGAAAATGGAATTAAACCAAAAGAAATTAGAAAATAAAAAATTAATTTGTCTTGAAACAAATGAAACAAATGGTTTTTGTAGTGCCATATTGAGAAGTGGAATTTGTAAAGGTTTACAATGTAAAACAAATATTTTCAAAGATAATTTGTGTAAGCGTCATTTTAATTTGAACAGTAAAAATAATAATTTTATAAATATTGAAAAAAATGAAGAAAATGAAGAAAATGAAGAAAATATTGTTATAGATAAAGATATAAAAATTTAATATATATAAGTTACATATAAAATGAATGAAAATATAAATAATGATGCTTTAGGGCCAAAAGAACTATTAGTTAATAATATTCGTGAATGGGTTAAAATAGATAGTGAAATTTCTCAATTAAGACAAGAAATTAAAGAAAGAAATAATAAAAAAAAAAGTATGACTGAAAGTCTAGTAAATGTAATGAAAACAAATAATATAGACTGTTTTGATATAAATGATGGATCGTTAATATATAAAAAAAATAAAGTTAGAAAACCTATTAATGCAAAGACATTATTGTCTTCATTACAAAACTATTATAAGGACCAAAATGTAGCAGAAGATTTAACAAAATTTATTATGGATAATCGCGAAGAACAAATAAAAGAAACAATTAAGCGTAAAGTACATAAATAGAAATTAATTATATCTAGTATATTAAATATAATTAATGGATAGTGACACTGGTTTTTTTACTTATAATGCTTTAAATTTATTAGATGATGATATAGATAATATTATGTCATTTATTAGTGATAATAGTTTTATTGAAAAAATTATTATTGTTCCTTTTAAGATAAATTTTAATTGTACACGTCCATTTAATACAATTTTGTTAATTAATAATTTTACAGATGTTTTAAGTTTTCCATCTATAGATATAAATTGTTATAAGTGTGATTTAAAAAATAAACAAATATTATCATTAATAAACTGTTATCTGTATTCTGTTTTCTTGTCAAATAGCAATTCATACATAGCAAATTTTGATTTTGATTTTTTTATTAATTTTGTTGATTTTAAAGGTTTCTATGTATATAAAAATCATCTCCATGCTTTTGTTGATTTAACAAAATTAGATATTAATACTAACATAGTTAATAGAAATTCATTGTATTGGTTTGTTTTACTTGATGAAATAGTAAATAAACAAAGCGTTTGTAATATTCCAATTAGTGAAGAAGTTGTTGATTTTTACATGAATAACAATGAATTTATTTATTTTAAAAATTCCAAAGAAGAATTAATTGAAGTTCCGTCTGTAGTATATACTGGTTCTCATGAAAAAACATTACATTTTAAATATACTTTTGGAAATAGTGCAACCGATAACAATGGTATTGTAAGCTCAGGATTTTATTTTACAAATTATACTCATGCATTTAGACAAGGTGGTTGGTCATTAGATTATAAACCAGAATTTAAATATGGAGAAAAAATTACCGAAGATGATAATGGAAAATATAGTAAAGGTGGTATAATTAGATATGCGTTATTTTTAGATAAAAATTTAGTAAAACAAAATTTACCAAACGATATTATAGATGAATCTGATATTAAAAAAGTAAAATTACAGGATGCTCGCAATAATGGTGATTATAATTACGAAAAAATGACATTACGAATAAGTGATCACGATGGATTATGGAAACAAAATTATGATAGTGTATATTTAGGTAAAATAGAATTAGACAATGGTGATATTTGTAAAAATGCAAACACTTATGTAATAAAAGATTATTACAACCATACGCCTTTATCATATCACTATATAAATAAGTTATCATTAGGTGATACATTTGATGAAAATAGTGATTACCAAATAATGTAAAAAAATGTAAAAAAATCAAAAATATTTATCGTCTAAAAAATAATATAGTAATAATATAATTATGAATAAAATTACATTATTAGGTTTGTCAGTGATTTTTTTTTACAGTTTGATTCAAATATTACAATTTTACGGAATTAGTTCTGAAGCTTATACCGTTTATATATATTTTTACTTGTTTATTTTAATTTCCATTTTTATACTTCCGAATGATTATCCAAAACTATAATTTATATATTTTCATAATTTGATTTAGTTGTTTTAATTTGTTCAAGAATATTTTTGATTATTATTAAATCCATTTTATCTTTCAAATTATCAAAAATTTCATTTTCCATAGGTTCTCTGTTATTAATTTTAATAAATAAATCTATAAAATCATTAACATCTTTGTAATTATTTTCTTCTTTCTTCTTAACTTTATTTTCTTTCATTTGTATATTTTTGGCTAATTCATTTTCAGCTTTTTGTTTATTTTCATCACTATACCATGGATTTCTACAGTCGTTTGTTGGTATTAATGAATCACAAATTTCTGGTTTAATAATTTTTTCATAAAAATTACGTTTTTGAAAATGATTATCAAAATCTTTTATAATATTTTCAGGAATACTTGGACTGGTTTCCATTAATCTATCGTATTCTTCTTTACATGTTTTTATCATATGAAATACTTTTGCTCTCTCTGAAGGATGTTTTGCTAGTTCTATTTTGATGTTTCTATAAAATTTATCCCATGAAATACTACTTACTCTATGGGCTTCATTTAATTGAGTAATTTTTAAGAATTGTTGAATAGTGGTAATAATTCCAGCGGTAATATTAAACGCACCAACTATCATTACAAAATAGTTTTGATATGATAGTGGTACTCTCTCTTGTGCAAAATTAGCAGTTCCTGTTAAAGTTGATATAACAATTACAGGAATAGTATACCATGCATTTAAACGCGAGTACATACTATTTGCTTTTGAATGCATCCATTTATAACACATTGCTTTATCACCCCATTCAGTAAATATTCTTTCGTGTTCAACAGACCAATCAACTTGATCTTCACTCATATTATTAATAAGGATATTATTTTCCTCGTCATTACCTAATATATGATTGTTATTTTTCATAACCAACCTTTTATATTTTTATTAAATAATAAAATATTTGCAAATAATATAAAGAATAAAAATGGAATTAAGAGTTTCAAATTTAAAAACAGACTTCAACACCATAAGCCTAATACGCAGTAAAATAATAAGTATTTTTGAAAGCTTGAAAAATAAATCAGATAAACTGAAAAACTTATATGCTGATTTTATTAAACAGAGTAATTCGCAATTATTTATATTTGGGTTGGATTCATTTCACTTTCAAAGTAAACTAATAGATTTAGAATATGATGACATGAAACGAATATTTTTATTTGTCAACAATAGAATGTATTGCGAATATTTTAAACTTTATAAGCTAATATGTTCTTATGTTATTGAAAATATTACTGATAAAAAAATAATAGAAATAATAAAAGGAAATAATTTTCCAGTATACAAAGATTTGGAACCATTTAAAGAGTATAAATTTGAAATTACAATGGAGATTCATGAAAATATTCTTGTGTTATTAAATTCAATTATTAGTATTATAAATAATAGAGAGAATGAATTATCTATACACAGAAGTAAACAATTAATTGGGTTGAATATTGATAATTTTGTAAATTCTTTTAATTATGAAATAATATTGATGAAAGAAAAAATAAATTTATTTTTATCTTATATTGAATTTTTTCATAAACTGCATAATAAGTATTTGAAACGTTTCAATAATAAAATTCAATTGATGATAAATTATATTAACAGCGATGTTCAATTTGATGAGAATGCGGAAAATAATGTAAATAACGAAGTTGTCAGTAATACAAAAGATGATGATAATGATGATTCATTAATTGATAGTCATGATATATTAATTAACAACCACGAAATAGTAGTTGAAAATATTTATATTGATACAAAAGATAACGAAACTAAAAATGAAATATTAATTGATAATAGTGCTCTAACTACACCAACAAATAGTTCTATAAAATCTATTGAAAGTCAAAATACTAATAAAAGTAAATTTGCTATACCTAAACTTATTAAAAATGGATTTAAGAAAGTAACTAATATTTTTACTGGTTGTAATAATCCAATAAATGAAAAATTGATAGTAGAAGAATTAAATAGAAATAATAGAAATGAAACTATCAAGGAAAAAATGGTTGTTAATTTAAATGATTTCAGTGATAATATAACAGATAGTGTATTACAAGAAGTAAACTATAATGAAGATATTATTATAGA